GATCTTCAGTGCATCATTATTCGTATCCGCAAACCACATGAACGCTGAGGTTACGGCTGGTTCTGACGCTCCAGAGTTATTGCTGAACAGCGCGTCAAAATTATTGTTCAGGTCAGCACGGACAGAGCTGCCTGAGGCGTTTTGTATTTGCTGGTCAGATTGTGCCATTAGCCTTTACCGTGTCCGACAGCATTCCAACGCACCGTTCGATCCAAGCGAGTTGTCCCGTTACTAGCATAAACCGATACGTCAAATCCGGTAGAGGAAAGATTCACGATTTTGTAGAACTCGCCAGTGCTTACCGCGTTGAAAATAATGCCGACAGATGGGTCAACGTAGAACTGGTTGCCCGTTCCAAACGCAACAGACACGTCAGCACTAGTGCTGGTCGTAACTGCACCTGACAGGCTGCGATAAGGCATCAATGCCTTGACGCGCAACTGATCAACGGAAATCTGAGCAGTGTCATCGCCAGTCTCAAACTCGGCTTTCAACTCAAACGCACGACACTTAATCTCTGCATTGTTGAAGTGCCGCCAGCTCGTAAAGTTTGAATCTTGGTAGCCGCCGCCAGGAGGTGCGTCTTCCGTTGTTCGCACGTATAGCTTCACATCACAGGTGGTTGGAGTCGTGCCATCAAAATCTGGAATCGCATCGAAATCAATAGCGTTATCAATCAGGTTGGTGGCTGGGAAGTAAGACCGAGCGCGAAGGGTGCTTTCAAGTCGCAAACTGCCAACGTGGGTCAACGTATATGGATTGCCACTAAACGCATACTCTCCAGTTGTATGCAGTACAGAGCCATTGGCTGCCATCTCTAGCTCTTGGTCAACCCCATCAACGCTTAGGTTTGTTTTCGTTCCAGAGAATGCCGTATCTTCTGTTGAAGAAAGGGCTGAAACTTCTTCTGTGCTTTCAAGCTCAGGCTTGGTGTATTCAATCAACGCAAAGTTTGCGCTTTCACGACCGCCAGAGTCGATAAACTTCATTGAATACGTTCCAGACTTCAGGTCTGCGTAGGCTTCTGTTGCAGATCCTGCAATCTCCTCAGAGATGCTGGTCGAATTACTCCAAGTGACGTTTGACGTGTTTGGAGAATGGCGCAATCTGACGTGACCACCATTTCGCACATCAAGGTCAAGTGACTGACGCCAAGTCAGCTTGGCCTGCCCGTTAACGGGAATCATGTCAAAAGTAATGTAATTAGGATTCGCTCCACCACCTGAAAGCGTTTCAGCAGTGTCTAACTGAGGACGAGCTGTTTTTCCTTCAATTGAAAAAGTTTCGACTGAAATGATGCTGCCACGATTCAAGTAATTCCTTGCTTGTACTTGCACCTGAAGAGTGCCAGCACGAATATCGCGGATAGTTACTGAAGGCGAAGACGTAATTAAGGTCTCAAAGTTGTCGTCATCAATGCGGTATTGAACACGGAACTCACTAATGTTGATTCGATCGTGCTGCCAACTAATCGACGTTCCAACAAACACACCTTGCCCTGTTTCATACAGGAACTCTTCAGAAACAATCGCGTCAACTGGGTTTGGAACGGCAGATAGGTTCGTAATGTCCCGATTGGTTAGTTCATTGTCTGATTCAATAGCGTCGTAAATTGTGGCGTTATAAGCTGCAGCACTTACTCCATAAACACCCTCCTCTGATTCAGCAACAGAGATAACTCTGAATTGCTGAGATTGAATATCTGATGTCTGTACTAAGAACACTGAACCAGCCGTTGGTGCTTGGCTAAACGCAGAGGTGACATCAATAGTTGCCGTTCCATTCGCTTGAGGCTGAATACCACCTGCAGGGATATTTCTCGTTTCGGCAATACCGCTTGCCAGCATTACTGAAAGCTTTGGATCATTAGTGCCGTTTGCTGTACTAACCGTAAGGTTCGTGCTGCTGTCTACGACGACTTGAGTTGTTGTTGCAGAACGGACTCGACCACTACGTCTGACACCAGATCGAACTGGATCGGCAATATCTACAACATGACCAGGGCGCAAAATAATTCCGCTGTCTATGCCAACCGCAAACTGGCACGTTTCTGTCAAATTCTGTTCAGACAGTAATGTCCACTTTCCAATTCTGTGCGCTTGGCCTTGGCTGTAGCAGCCAATGGCTTTGATGTTTTTATTGATAATGCCGTACTTAGCGACAGCCTCATGATCCTCCACATACTCATATTCTGTATCTCCTTGAGTGTCGTAGTTTTGGTAGGCAACTGTTGCGACAGTGTGACGAGCTTTCTGTGCCGTTCCAGAATATTCAAAGTTGCCATCAAGTACGTTTGATGGGCCAAGAGCGTAAGTAGAGTCTGTTGGCCTGTCTTGGTTAAGGACTAATGAACCAGCCCCGTAATAAGCAATGCCACGGAAAATAGCTGTCATCTCTTGAATGACGTTATAAACCTCAGCACGAGTGTTGATCAACATGTTGAGACTAAAGCGAGGCTCTTGGCCGCCCTTGCCGTTATCAACTAAAGCGTTGCAATACTGGCTGACAGAGAAAAAGTCATACTTATCAAGCGAAGATTCAGGCACGGAACATCCGTACCTACTGTCTATAAGCAGATCGTATAAGCACCAAGCTGGATCGTTTGTCCAAGTTGCAGCTTGGAACGTTCCATCCCAAATGCCGGAATATGTAATGCGGCCCAAATGCGTGGTTGTGTCTACCGTCGCATTGCTTGGGATTTTGATCTTGATGCCACGAATCAAGTATTTACGAGACGGAATGCTGCTGAACTCGCGAGAATCAAATCGCAGCGCAACAAGCGCAGAGTTTGGATAGCTAAATTTCTCCTCAATAATCTCGGTATAACTTTGGAAAACAGTTGTGCTGGCAATTTTTGAACTTGTTTCGTCAGCACTGACTCGGACCATACGGACTTGCACGTTGGTGCTGCTTGTCAGGCTTACCATGTAATCACGCTGATACCTGTTGCTGCTTTTCCCGCTAATCGTGTCTGTAATTACGTCGTTAAAGCCACCACCGTCATATTGAATTTGTATTTTTATTTGAACGCTATGACCAACAATATCGCCATCATCTTCAATTTTTTGCAGCCCAGGAATTGTAAGCGTTACACGAAGACGATCGACCTCCGATGCAAGAACATTACGAGTGACAGGCGTGCCGTTTGTTACTTCAACGTTGACAGCTCTTTCAACTTGCGTTGCAGCAAAATCTCCTGGGATATGGTTTTGCGCTTGAGTGCCATTACGTGTAATAACGCTATAGCCACTGAAGTTGTTGCTGCCGTCTGCGTTTTGGACTGGCGTGCTGTCTAGGAAAATACTTTTATTGCCGTCGTCTAAACCCTGAATTTCGCCTTCGCTAATTAAATCTAAGACGTTTGCAAACTGGATCGACTGCAGAGTGTCGTCTGCTTCAGTAGGCGTACCACCGCCACCGCCACCTTTGCCACCACCGCCACCAGCGCCAGCAACGTATTTAGTCTCTGTCATGCTTGTTTCTGGTCAACGTCAAGGCTGCTAGACAGCACTGCTGATCCAGCGAACACTCTTCCATAGGCTATCGGTACTGGCAGCCCCTGCTTTGAGGTATTTACAACATTGGAAAATGTAAAAGACTCAAGCTGCACTGATTCGTCAAGGCTCGGCACTTCAGGCTGCGGCGAAATTGCTTGTGCAATTCCTCCTAAAAGCAGGCTGCCGCCTGCAAGTCCAATACCCAAAGAAATTTTACCGAACGTCGTACCAAAAACGACTGCGGATCCAGGGATGAAGATTGAAGCAGCTATTAACCCAATACCAAGCAAAATTGAGCCCGTGCCGCCTCCCGCTCCAGCGACTACAGGCGTAATGCTAAAAACCTCTTTTTCGCTCCAAGGCATTACCAGCGGACTTAGGTCATCAGTGATGTGTTCCTTGCCAATAGTTACTCGATAGCTAACGCCGTCTTTTTCGCTATCCATCAACCATTTTTCCAAGCCAGGAAAATTCACACACAATGCTTTGATTGCCTGCGCTGGTGTCGCTACGTCAAACTCAAAGCGACACTGGCCTAAACGCTTCCTAAGTGCGCCGTAGACCTTAACGACTTTCATGCCTTAAGGCGCAAGCAGTGTTCTTCCCATAGTAACCGCCATAAAGATCCCTGCTAGACAGCCTGCCCTGCACATGATGCAAGATTTGCTGATCGCCTAGATAAATCGCTGCATGGTTCGGCAATGGTGAAACCAGTTGCATCAACAGCAGGTCACCGCGTTGCACCTCATCAACTGGAATCTTGCGGAAACCTTCTGCTGCAAAATTATCTAGGTACAGGTTTTCGCCGCGATCCCAAAACTTGTCACGCCTTTCATAATCTCGTAAGTCCACGCCCAACTCTTTTTTGTACCAGTCACGCACCAGCGTGTAGCAATCAATAACGCCAAAGGAAAATTCACGACCCACATAAGGCAGCTCAAAGCCAGTTGGCTCGCAGCCTCCCCAAACCTCCGTATTGGGATTAACGATGAACCAGGGCAGTTCTGATTTTTCGCACGCAACCTTGTCCGCAACTGATGGCTCAGGTTTGGTTTTCGGATGACTATGCACGATCGCTACGACTTCCCCTTGATCTTCAACAACGTTCCAACCGGTAAGGATGAAGTGCTCGTCAGGTGTTTCAGCAATGTTCTGGCACGGAAAATACTTGCGCCGTCCTTTGATTACAGCAACCAGGCCGCAGCACTCACGCGGAAACTCATCCTTGGCGTGCTGCAGGATTTCAGCCTTCATTGTGGCTGTTAACTTCATCATTTCGTTAAGCCAGCTCCAGGGAACGATCCAAACGGAAGCTCTGCATTGTCGCCAAAGCGGCATTTGCAACTAGCAACTCGTTTACCGCATACGTCTTCAGCGTCAGTCGTTACGCCCTCGTTGTTTACATCAAACCGCGTGTAGGTAACCCCATCAATCTGTTTGCCTGGTCCGACAGCGGGGTTATAACCACATTCTGAGGACTTATAAATCCACTGACAAACGTTCGCGATGATCTGACGTTTTGGTAACTTCTGTCCAGCTAGGTCGAACTTGCTGGCTAGTTCAAACGTCACTGAGTTACGCGACTCATTCGCCTTGCGATCAATGAACCATCGCTCTTGCGGGAACTCAGCGTGAGGGTCAGCCACTCCACTTGGATTACCAAGACGGCTGAAGTTAAAGGTATCTCCACCTTGAGTTATTAACGTGTTTCCATCTTGCGTGATAGCGGTATCGTCAAATCGAAAGTTAATGTCATC